TTAGAAATTCATGTGTCCCTGACCACTATTTAATGGGTGTGGCGGTGCATGATCCACAAGTCCAGGAGTAACAATGTAGCGCACGACGGTTTCATGGGTGACAAATGTGCTGCCACAATTAATGTTCTGGCACTGGCAGTAGCGTTCTTTAGTGTTATCAGACACCCGAAAGCTACTACGAGTATGTGCAGCATGTCCGCATTTCGGACAATTCATCATATCTGTCTCTCCCCACCGATTTCTCAAAATCACATAATGATATACCAACCATCCATTTTGTGAACAAAATTATTCCATTTCTAAATCATCAATTTTTACTTCAAGCTCCAGACTGGTAGTAAAGCCATTATCCGGGCTGACGGTATGCGTCAAAGTTGTAATGGTCCATTCGGCCTCGTCGATAGGCTGCTTAAAACCGCTCACCTTTACTGGCATTTCTGTATAGAGATCTGCCCGGCCCTCTGCAAGCTGCAGGGAGAATGACGCAACACCACGCTGCAGGCGCTCCCATTGCATTTTTGCCGCACGCTCAGCATTACTGCGGTTTGCATAGGTGCGATTTAGTACCAGCACGTTTTCATCCGTTCCCACCAGATAATCACCCTGTTTTGCTTCCGCCTCTTTAGGTGTGGTGGTTTTCTTCCGACGGAGCTTAACTTTCGTTGTTTCTTTTTTCTTAGGTTCGCGGGTATGCAGCCAACTGGCAATTACGCCGGTATAAGCACCACGATCAGCCAGGGTAAAACGATGACCGTCACCGGCTTTACGCTCAATGGTGATAACAGGTAATGTCTTACCGCTCGCCGTTCTTCCCTGCCCCTGCCGGATAAACAGCAGGTTTCCATCCTTAACGGAAGCAATCGCGCCAAACTGGCGCGCCAGTTTCATCAGAAAACTGGCATCGCTTTCATTGGTCTGGTCCATATGATCCAGCGCCTTATCTGTCAGGTCTTTACCCAGCGCCATTTTGAGCTTATGCCGGGCGGCAATTTCCTTTACAACCTCCCCCACCGTTGTCTGGTGCCATGACTTTTCACGCCGAGTATTGAGGGTTTCCCGGAAATCTGCACTCCGCGCCCGGATGGTAAGACGATCAGGGGCACCGCTATGCTCAATCTCATCCACAGTGAATGCTCCTTTTGGGAAAAGCAGTTGGCCCTTCCATCCCAGCGCCAGCTGTATAACAGCACCACGTCGCGGCAGAACAATCTGCCCGTCAGCGTCGTCCAGCTCCAGATCAAGCTGGTCTGCTTCAAAACCCCGGTTATCGGTCAGCGTCAGACTCAGCAGACGTGCATCCAGTACGGTAGTCACGTCCTTACCTTCAATGGTGATACTGAAAGCCGGGCTTTTGCTGTTGGGATCAAAAAGTTCAGAACTAACATTCACTGCAGCATCCCTCCAACCATGTTTTTAATATTACCTATTGCAGACGTTGCAGAATTCTGCAGATTACTGAGCTGATCGCTGAGATTACCGAACATATCAGACAGCGACTCATCAACCCTTTTCAGGGTCAGCGTAAACTCAATACGGCGAGGCATTCCGCTTGCAAAAAACTCCGTTTTTGTCTGACTCAGCCCCTCGATCACAAACATGCCGTAAATAGTCCCGCTCCCCTCAATCAGGGGCCACGCTTTGCCCAGCTCAGCCATTTGCTCTAGTGCCAACAATGACAGCCTGCCGCCGGTGACTTCCGGCAGCAGTACACCAGATACCGTCCCATTTATCATACGCCGTGACAGGTGCCAGTAACGTCAGCGTATCCGGCAATTCGCCGAGAAAAGCGATGATTTCCGGTTGCCCGGTCTCAGTGCTGTAAGCCGTTAAACCGCGATAATCCGCAATAGTTTCCCATTGTTTTTCATCCGCGCTGCGCACCAGTGCAAAGCCATCACCCGGTAATGCTGGCTTTCGAACCGCTTTTACTGCGTCCGTTTGCATACCACCCGGTCTGGATCGGCTATGACCCGGCAAAAGGAACGCAGAATGGTGACAGCGCCGGTTGCGTTGTAATTGCGCCTCCCGTCGTCCCCGGCGGTAAATTCCGCATCCTTGAGCGTCACCAGTGGCGCGGGATGGACTTTCGCGCCCAGGCCTCAGCGATTGAGGAAATCACCAGACGCTACAACGTGACCTACATCGGCATTGACTCTACCGGCGTTGGCGATGGCGTTTACAAAACGGTTAAGCAGTTCTTCCCTGCCGCGCGTGAGTTTGTCTACAACCCGACCGTTAAAAATGTCCTGGTGCTTAAAGCCTACGACATCATCAGCGGGCGCCGTCTGGAGTTTGACGCGGGAATGCTGGATATCGCGCAGTCCTTTATGTCCATTCGCCGTTCAACCACCGCCAGCGGCAACCGGCCAACCTACGAAGCAGCCCGCACAGAGGAAGCCAGCCACGCGGATTTAGCCTGGGCAACCATGCACGCACTTTATAACGAACCACTGGCAGGAGCTTCCGCCAGTACCAGCAACATCGTGGAGATTTTTTAATGGCTAACCGCAAAAACCGTAGCAAGGCACCGCGCGGCAAGACCGCCGCCGATACAGCCAACATGGTCAGTAATGCACATGCGGAGGCATTTACGTTTGGCGATCCGATTCCTGTAATGGACCGCCGGGAGTTATTTGATTACCTGGAGTGCGTGCGGGTGGACCGCTGGTACGAACCACCGATCAGCATGGATGGCCTGGCGCGAACTTACCGCGCCGCCGTGCATCACTCCAGCGCCATTCAGGTAAAACGCAATATTCTTACCAGTACCTTCATCCCTCACCGCTGGCTGTCTAAACAAGCCTTTTCCCGGTTCGCCCAGGACTTTCTGGTATTTGGTAATGCGTATCTTGAAAAACGATTAAATCGGTTAGGCCAGATCATGGAGTTGCGCGCCTCGCTTGCCAAATACACCCGCCGTGGCATCGACCCGGACACCTACTGGTTTGCGCAGTATGGCTACAACTCACAGCCATATCAGTTCGATGAGGGAAGCGTGTTTCATCTGATGGAACCTGACGTTAACCAGGAGCTTTACGGAATGCCGGAATACCTCTCCGCCATTCCTTCCGCCCTGCTGAATGAATCGGCCACGCTGTTTCGCCGTAAGTATTACCTCAACGGTAGCCATGCTGGTTTCATCATGTACATGAGCGACCCCGCCGCCGATCAGAAAGACGTGGACAACATACGCGAAGCACTTAAAAAATCGAAAGGGCCGGGCAACTTCCGCAACCTGTTTATGTACAGCCCGAACGGCAAGAAAGACGGCATTCAGATCATCCCACTGTCAGAAGTCGCCGCGAAAGATGAGTTTCTTAACATCAAAAACGTGAGCCGTGATGACATGCTGGCCGCTCACCGCGTGCCGCCGCAGCTGATGGGGATTATTCCAACGAATACGGGCGGTTTTGGTGATGTAGAAAAGGCAAGTAATGTTTTCGTTCGTAACGAATTGATACCACTTCAAGAGCGCATGAAAGAGATAAACGAATGGATTGGTGAAGAAACAATTAAATTCCAACGGTATGATTTAGAAGGGAATTAACAGTTGTACATTGGGCGTTTTAACTCAACGCCCAGCTATCTTATCTCTTTCAAATTGAAGGGTTAAGATAATCCCCAATCTCATCGCCCATTAAGCTTATATATTCTACGCGCCACTGATCCATTCTTCGTAAAGCATACAGGGTGAATTCGGTATCGGGCACAGGATTGCATGACATTAAAGCGATTAGTTCGCTTTCAGATGGGTCACCATGATAAGTAGTAAACAGAGTGTGTACATGCTCTACAGCCTGCTCAGCCTCTAGCCTTGCCTCAGGGCCACCGTCAATCGCGTCATAAACTAAGTGGATATTTAATTCGTAAGGAATGCCCTCTTCCAGATCGACAAATCGATCTTCACCCAAATCGAAGAAGACACCTATCAAAAAATTAGAATGCTGACTGATTATCTTCGCCAGCTCTTTCTCAAATCTAAATTTTTTGGTATCAAAAGCTCGTAGCCTACTTTCAAAGACATCTGGGAATGCAGGTCGCCCATATCGAGCTGCAAGCCATTGTTTTAAACCCTGTTTTTCTTCTGGCGATATGGAATAAGAAGGATCACATTCTGAACATGTGAATCTTTCTTTATCTATACGAAGCTTATGATCATGCTTCAATTCGATAGCATTTAAGTTAGCATCCGAAGCATTTTCAAAATGTAAATGCAAAATTCTTGGATGTTTGGCTCGGGTAAAGTTGCTGGCCCCTTTTAATAAAGGGCCAGCTATAAGCTCGATTTTGGGTTCAGAAGCACTCTGTAGATCACAGTCATGACTGATTACGACAACTTTAACGCCTACATCCCCTTCGGCAATTAATCCGAGGGAAACCGCATCTTCATGTCTAAGAATTTGGCCTTGGCGCCAAGTTGTACCAGAGTCAATCATAAACTACTTTTTACTCCCTTACTCCTGAGCCTGGGATAGAAACTGATGACATCCAACCATCTGTAGGTGAAGCTTTACTACCTGTCAGATTTGCTTTAACACCAGCGCCTTTAAGATTACGAGCTTCTTCAATCAAAGTATTTACTGATTGTTGCCAATTATCGCCTCTCTTTATCAAATCAATGATAGAGAAACCGTCAAAAGCTTTCATCTTAGCCATCAGTTTCGCATTTAAGATGCCTGCTTCATTAAAACGATCTGACAATCGGCTCAACTCAATGATATAGCTAGCCTTTTCCATATCATCAGGCTGACTTTCACCTGATAACCATTTGTAGAGTGCCTGCCTAGTAATACCTAAATCTTTTGCAAGTTCCGACATAGAGGGAGCAAGCGTGTTTCTGACGTTGTTCAAATGGTCAGATATCGTTCTGACGTCAACAATATCATTTTCAACATCACCGTCAGTTTCAGATCTTGACAACCCGAACTGAACCTTAGGTTGTACATAGCCACGCCACTGGTTAACATCTTTAACAGAAAAATTCGATCCTGTACTACTTAAGAATAAAGATGATGCAACTATAAACGCCGCACCAGCAAAAGGTGCAAAGCCGGGTGTCTCATAGTTACTACCAGTCATGGATTGACGCATATCACACCTCCTCGGCGTTATGCCCACTTGTCAATAGCATACTGAGATATCATTTTATTAAACGTACCTTTTACCACACTATGAAGAGAAGTGAATTGTTTCTCAATCAAATCAATAGCAGGTGGCAGGTTACCTTCCACATAATGATCAGTATCGATAATACCATGCCAAAGAACATGTTCAGTTCTAAAGCGCTGAATCATATCTACACCAATTGGAACCATGTCGGGTGGGAATCCTAGTTGACCATGCATTTTGTGCAAACGTGTAACTAGGAAACCATTTTCAATTACTGGTCCAACTTTGGTTTGGAAGACTAATTCGTTGACAGACTGAATTTGATTTAACTCTAAATCGATACCATGCAAGCCTTCGCAGAGGTATTGTTCAATAGTTTCACCATCTTCCGGCAATACAGCATCCAAGTATCTAAGGCCCAAACGAGTAACCAAAGCTGGCTTAGGATGTTCCAACACAACCGCCAAACCCTTCATTAACTCTTTGATAAACGGTTGGTGTGTATCGTATTCTGTTGTATGAAATGTGATGAAATCGTTCCCTAAAACAAACCCTGAGGTACGTTTCAAGTCCGACATATACCATTGCTGGACCATTTCAAATGCGGGTTGAGCCGGTTCAGTAGGAGTATTAAATTCAAACTTCAGCTGCGTAGACTCTCGGCTCTCGAAGAGAGGATAGCCTTGCAAACGTAACGCATCCTGTATGTCATCCACATACTTTTTCATCGCCTTTACAGGCGTAAACTTTATCTGCGCTAACACATAATATACGGGTGCATTGGACATACGAACGTTGTCACTCATGTCGCCCTCCTAATCATATCTATTAATAACTATCAACTGTAGATAGTTTACATGTTGGTTGACACTTTAACCACTACTAAGTTCACTCGTAGCAATTTATGCCTAGCCATTTTTGTAAATCAGGGCATAAGCGCGCGCTCGTATCCCCGCCACGCCTGCCCGCTTTACGTAGTGGTTTTCATGCACCTGCAAGACTTGAGCATGAGCCCGCCATCTCTGGAGAACCTTACCCAAAACGATCCTCGAACGATCATGCGAATTCATGCAGCACAGACATGCAAAGGGCACTGGATAGTGAAAAGTGCACGACATGTCGTAAGTCCTGACGTTTGGCTCTTTTTAAACAACCTGTTATGGCATATTTTAGACAGACCTCAAAACGGAAGCGTAGATTAAAAAATGTACGCGAAAAGAGATTAGGAGCACGAAGATGCCTCTCCATAAATTTTCTGGAGCATTTTTCAAAGATATGCAGGTTGAATGGCCTTGCCCAGAATGTGGTCAGAAGACTCTAGAGATCGTCCAAGAAACTTTCTTCGTTAATGACACGCATGGCACCAATAAACACAGTCATGAAGATTGGTTCGAGCCTGAAATGCATCGAGCAATTTTTAGCTGTACAGCTCGCTGCTCAAGGAGACAATGTGGTGAAATTGTGGCCTGTTCTGGTGATAGTGGATGGGAGCGGAGAGGATGGGACGATCCGGAAGATGATGAAGAATATTACCAGTGGTTTCACCCTAAAACCTTTTTCCCTTCATTACATCCTTTTGAACTACCGGCTAAGTGCCCCGAGGAGATAACAGATCCTCTATTGGCTTCTTTTTCTATATTTCTTATGCAACCAAGCGCTGCCGCCAACCTTATCAGAATCTCAGTGGAAAGGATGCTGACAGCAATGGGAGTGCCAGAGCATAAAAACACAGGCTGGCGCATCGGACTCAAAGAGCGACTTAAAAAATTACCAGAAATCTATGCAGCATATTCAGGGCAACTTATGGCAATAAAATTTCTAGGTGATGCTGGAAGCCATGATTACGATAAGGTCAAATTGAAAGATATTGAAGATGCGTTTGAAATAATGGATCACGTGGTAAACGATTTATTTTCGGGGCGAAAGGAATCGATTGAAATTCTGACTAAGAGATTAAGTGAGAAATTCAAGCAATAATGAGAGGCTAAGGTGGTTCGGTAACTTCTTAATATCAGTTTTGAACCACCTTACCCCATCATATCCTGAATCTAATCAAAAAGAGAATAATTGGCGTCGAATTCGTGGCTTGTCGCTTCGACTTTCGTCAGTGGCATTAAATAATCAAGTCCATCAGATAACGATACCGGGCGGTCAAGTTCAAACCAGAAGCAATCACTATAAGTTCGTCCTAACCAGTAATCACCGCCATACTCTTTAAGACGCTGGAAGAAAACACACTGACCATGGATGATCGTCTCAAGCATATCGCCGCGATAGACAATCAGTATTTGAAGTCATTAGAATCCATAGCTAACGCCTCGCATTGCTCGTTGTTCAACCTTGTTAGTGACAGAACAATATTCTGACACTCACAACGTTTACTAATGTAGCCAGCTGTCGTCCTCCCAGACCTGCTGTAAAATCTCCATTACCCGCATTTTATCATTGTCCAGTTTTAAGCCGCTCAGCTCCAGGCCGTTAGCGCTTCCCTTACGTATGCGGATTGCCGTTTTTGGATAGAGGGGGCGCAAATTTCGGTAAAGCTCGGATTCAAGGGCGTCCAGTGTAGTCTGGCTAATCTTCTGCTCTTTATCGATCATTATTTCAATGCGCATACAGATTTACCTTAACTGGTTACATCCATCGACCGGCTGTATTCATGGCTACGAATTTTCGCCATCAACTCGTCAGTCAGTTCTGACACCCACTGGATAGCCAGCCGCTTTTCTTCGTCGCTACACTCACTAGCCGCTACAAGCTTGATAAAAAAATCAATGCGCTGGAGCTTCAGCGACTCCAAAAGATAATCCTGCATTTTCACTCCTATCACTACCTCGGATATACAATAACTGTATATATATCCACTGTTTATAATTACAGTATAATAGGATATGCAAAATGTAAAACTGTTTTTTGTCAGTCAATTGGATAGATCTGATGCGGATCAATAAGAGCAAGAATTGTTAAAGCCTTGGCATCAGTACCACTGACGCCATTTGTCATCTTCCTGCAGCCGATGGTTGCGGTAAAAAATACGCAGTCCGGCACCTGACGGAATACTGCCGCCGCGCAGAAGCAGGTCAATCTCTGATTCGCTGCCATCGAACCCTCTGGAACTCAGCTCTGCCTCAAGCTGCAGGCGCTGCTGATCCGAAATATTCTGTTTATAGGCTTTTTTCCGCTTCGGTTTTACCAGCCTTAGCCTGGCTGTCAGCTCCCGCCGTTCCTTCTGGCCCATACTGTGGAGATATTCCTGCAGCTCCCTCTCATCCATGGTTTTAATATCGGGTAAATCACCCCCTGATTTGTTCGAATTTTCAACAGGGGGACAGTTATTGCCACGAGTCCAAGGGGCGCAAGCGCCCTGGTCGGCTGTCGCCTCCTGAACGTCAACGGCCTTACGAACCTTTTTCCACTTCACCGCGTGCGTGCAAATCTTGCCCTCTACAATCGGGGACCAGATGCCATAGATACGGATACCGTGATCGCCGTAGGCGCTCGGTTCTTCGTTAAGCTCATAGGCCGTGCGGACAAGGTGATGTTTGCGGGGAACCAGCACACCGCCCTGCTTCATGATGTAGGTGGCAAAGCAGCCCGCATCAGCCGCCGCCAGTACCGCATCCAGACGCGGATTATCCAGTACCGGCGCGCTCGCTTTGCGTTCACCCTGCACTCTTGCCGCCTGATCAGCCAGCAAGCGCAGCTCGCGGTATGCCTGACGCCCCGGAATACCAAAGAAACGGAACTGCTGGACACGATGCAGTGACGCCCAGGCGCTGACATGCTCGGCGCTGTCACGCAGTGATCTGCCGGTTTCTTTGCTGATTTCTTTAGCCAGTCCGCGCCCGTCGATGTTCTTGCTGATGTATTTGGCGATATAGCTGGTCGGCGTGCCCTTACGCGGGTTGATAAGCTCGGACTTGAAGCGCGGCCCGGTATTGGTGCCCAGCTCCTCGCGGTCTTCACGGATAGCAAACTTACACAGCAGTGCGGTGATGGAACGGCGGTCTTTTTTGCGCATGAAGCACAACAGATGCCAGTGCACGGTGCCGTCGTGGTGTGGCTCTGCCACCCGGACGCCATACCAGCGCAGCCCGGCCTTGTGCATTGCCTTGCGGAAAGCGGCGAAGGTATCAACCAGATAATCACTGCTCTGCCGGACAGTGGCGCTGGTCCATTTCGGATTAGGTCTGCCGTTGTTGAGGGTTGCGTGGAAGCGTGACGGGCAGGTGATGGTATAGAACACCGCACAGTCGCCGCGCATTTCCGCTATCAGCTCCAGTCCCTTAACACAGGCCATCATTTCATTACGGCGGTGTGCCGGGTTGCTGTTGCTGGCGTTCACCACGTCTTCCATGTCCAGTGTGTCGCCGTCTTCGTTGACCAGCTCATGCGAGCGGAAGAACTCCAGAGATTTGCGGCGCTGCTCGCGTTTATGGATCACGGCTTCATAGCTGACATACGGGGACGCTTTTTTGTTGACAAGGCAGACGGCGCGCAGTTGCTCCTCCCGCCACTCGCAGCGCATCTGCCACAGTTTGCGATACCACCAGTCCGCGCACAGCATACGCGCCAGCGACGGTGGGATCAGTTCATAAGGCACCGGCTTGCGGCGGTGCTTCTTGCGGCGCAGCTGCTCAAAGGCAGGCGGGATGACCTCAAGGCGCATGACTTCTGCGGCAACCCTTTCCCATGCCTGGCGGATTTTTTCTGGTTTAACATCGTCGCTGACAAACAGATCACCGCAAGCCGTATCAAGACACATGCTCATATGTGCCGCTACCAGCGTTGAAAGGCGCTTGACCTGATCCTGATTCATTTCAGGTAGTACCAGCAGCCCTTCCAGCCCGTCGTGGCTCGCCATGAACCGGAAAGACGCAGACACCTGACTATCACGCACGCGCTCCAGCCGCTCAAGACAGGGCCTGATGGTTTCACGCAGGTAGCGGGAATAGGCTTTTGCTCTGCCCAGACTATGGAAATATTTAATCCGCTCCAGCAGAGGCTTGCTGATATGGGACGGCATCGCGTTAACGTCAGCCAGAATGACCAGATCGGGATTAAAACGCTGCTGCTCGCGCGCCATTTTGGCACGACTAATCAGCCGGTCCTGCTCCATTTCGCGCTGGACAGGATCACGGGATTCATTGAAGAAATAGCGTTCCCAGACCTCATCGCTCAGCGCCTCACGGCGCAACTGCTCCTGCTCGTTATCCGCAGCGTAAAGAGCGATCAGGTTTGAAAGCGCAGACTCCGGCGCAACCTCCGCCGGGTCCAGATAGGGATTAACCGCTTTTTTAGGGTTATTCCATGAAAAGGCCACGGCGGCCTCATTCGAGCCGCCGGTGGTTGGTGCATTATGTAATGTGAATTTACTCACTGCCACGCCCGCACCTCAGTTTCCACCGAGATATCTGGACCGGACGCCAAATCGACACCAAACCAGTCTGCTGATTTTATGGCGATGATTTCAGTTGCAGATTTACTCTCACCGGCAGCCACACCCATGCTGCGCTTTGCAGTGATGCGATGGCGGGTAAAATTACGATAAAGCGAACGGGTCAGGGACGTGTCACTGTTGGACACGATAACCGGATGACCTTCTGATGACCGACGCTCAAGAATAGACGCCAGATGATACTGATCGTCCTCTGTAAAACCGGCAGTGTGATAACCGCTAAATGTGCCATCGTATGGCGGATCACAATAAACAACATCACCAGCCTGCAGCAGCGCCAGTGTTTCATCATAACTGGCACAAATAAACGTTGCGCGTTGAGCCTTTTCTGCAAAAGCGAGTATTTCATTTTCAGGGAAATACGGATTTTTATAATTGCCGTAAGGAACATTAAAATGACCGCTCAAGTTATAGCGGCATAATCCACGATAACAATGGCGATTAAGATAAAGAAACATAGCTGCGCGCCATTCTGCGGGCCAGTGGCGATCACAATTAAATTCCTTACGTATACCGTAATAATCTTCTGCGGTATTATTCTTATCAAATAACCCTTTCGCAATAGTAATTAGTAATTCAGACTTGTTTTTAATGACGCTGTAGAGGCTGATCAGGTCAGGATTAATATCCGCGACAAGATAATGAGGATAGTCTGTTGCCATCATGACAGCACAGGAACCCGCGAAAGGTTCAACCAGTCGCGGGCCAGCTGGAAGGTGTTTTTTCAGTTCGGGCATGATGGAGGTTTTGTTTCCCGCCCATTTCAGGATAGTGCTCATTTGACACTCCCTGTGAATAAGTGAACCAGCGCCTCTACGGTTGTGAACGGGCGAATTGAAAGGATCACCCAACTACCCGGAATCCAGTTTCCCGGCATAGGAAGAACGTCATTTACTGGCAGAATATGGGTAATAACTGCGGCGCATTCTCTGCCGGTATATTTGCCGTCGTGGTCCCATTCGCACAAAGAAAGAAGGTCACCGACTTTATAGCCCCGGTCATCCTTCCTAAGCTCTGCACGTTTTTCGCCTGTAACAACGGCATTGAAATAAACCGGAGCGATTTTTACCTGGTGAACGCGCGTAGTCATAACGCACCTCCGTTGTAGTGTTTGCTTTTTAGCTCTGCGATTTCCTGACAGGTCACACAGCACTGCACGCCCGGAATAGCGCGGCGGCGAGCTGGAGGGATCGGTGCATCGCATTCGATGCAAAGCACACGGGAAACGCCCGGCGCTCTGTTGCGGGCAGTGTGGATGTGGCGCTGGCGTTCTTCTTCAACGCGCTGCTGTACGAGATCCATAGAATCAGCCATTAGTGCAGCTCCTGAGATTCGTTTTCGTAGCGGGTAGCTTCGCAACGCAGTAACTCAGCCGCCTCAATACCGTTTAGCCCTTTGTTGGTGATGTGGGTTGCCAGCGCCTCAAGGCGGATTGAAACTGCGAGCGCGCGGCCTTTGCGCTCCTCACGTTTGGCAATATCGATCACCGCCATAAGCGAATCGGTTTCGGCTACAAACATTTTTCGTAATTCTTTCTGCATTGTTCTCTCTCCTAAATTTGGGCAAAAGAATGCCCGGCGGGTTTACGCCATTAATTTCTGTTGTGGGTTAATTCGGCATGGTTAGCCGTTTGGGAAATAAGCTCACCACTGCACGAAAATGATTCATTGCTTTAACCAGTTCCCGCTTTTCGTCAGTAGTCAGATCACTAATATTGACGCCGTGACGTTCTGCCGGAATTTTTGCCATAAAGAATATGGCAGCCAGTGCGCGCTCATTTTGTTTATGGTTTATATCGCGACGGTCGCGCATATCTTTAATGAACCTTTCAAGCTCTGGCTCAATATTCAGACCAAACACACTCGCCCTTAATTCAGCTATATGGTTCAGTCCTTCAAGCCGTTGACCCGGGCTTAGTGGAACAGTCGCAGAAGTGCCTTCAATAGCCATGGATTCACCTTTTTGGTAGTGGTCAGCCCTGCCAGCAGTTCTTCCTGAGAGCGGCACGGGTGCCAGCGCTTGCCGTTATCTCCTGCAATCCAGCCGTGGCCGTAGTGCATTGCCGGGCTTTGTTTTACCAGGATCGAGGCGAAAGAAGGTTCGTTCTTCAGCATGACAACCTCACATAAGTCCGAAAGTCGCACTGATACCTGTAACCGTATCAATGGTGCTAGCCATTGCGGGGTTAGCCTGTAGACGCGCCTGCATGGATATCGCTGCCAACGCCATAAGGCGAGTGACAGAATTGATGCTGCTGATCACATCACGGCGCCCAGCTGTAGTCCCGACTTCACCGGACACAGCACCTGCAGCCACACGGCCAATTTCAGCTGTCGCGCTCATTACGTAATGCGGAAGTTTTTCTTTTGCCACTTCGTTCGTAGGTACGCATGGCAGGCAATGAATTTGAGCCAGGAACCCATCAACCAGCGTGGAGTCCTCAGTGATATCCGTCAGCAGCCAGATTTCCGGCGGCGTGAGCTGATGGGGCTGCTCAGGATTAAGCTTGTTGCGCAGCGTCTGGACCTTTATTCCTGCGCGATCTGCCAGCTTCACCATATTGTGGCGTAGTGCGAAAACGCGGCAGGCTTCATCAAAGTGAGGATGTTTGGAAACTTTATAATCAAACATGTTTCAAGTCCTTTTCTATCCCAAAATGGAACTATCAGGCTTGCATTGTGACTTCGCAGCCTTGGGCCGCTTCCATCGTCAACGCGAACATGTTGATTTCGATAAGGCTGTTAACTCCGGCTTTTTTCCTGATGGGTAGGCGGTTTTCGCGGATCATCTGGCGGACATAGCTAGGCTTGTAACCAGTGCGGCGGCAGAACTCATCCAGTGTGATGAATGGCTCAGATACCACAAGGTTGATGCTGGGGCGCATTGAAAAATTACGATTCATGATGCACTATTCCTCAGTTTGTGTTTTAAAACTTCACTATTCGGAACTATTCGCAATCATTCCGAACACCACAAAACCGATGATAGGATCGCATTTTAAATATGTCAAACACAAAAGAAACCCTCAGGGCGATCTCACCTTACAACTTTACATCTCAAAGTGGAGGTAAAGAAGCAATTACTCGCATCCTTCAGGCTTATGGATTCAGTACTAGACAGGCTTTGTGCGATCATCTAGGAGTATCTCAAAGTACAATGGCAAACCGTTGGATGCGCGATACTTTTCCGCACGACTGGCTTATTGCATGTCACCTAGATACTGGCGCATCTATGCTTTGGCTTACTACAGGGCAAGGCAGTCCCACCACAAAAACAATCAATGACAGTGGATTGCTTTTGCAATTCAAAGAAATCTCAAACGGGATTTACTCATCATCTGAACAGGTCCGTTATGACGCCTGCCTTATCCCCGCAGATTCAACAGCTCCTTTCTTGGTGAAGTTTGAAAAGGCTTTCTATCTTGTGGATGAGTTCAAGGGAGAAATCAATGATGGAATCTGGTTGATTAAATTAGATGGTTTTCTGAGCATCAGGCAAGTTTATCGCCTTCCAGGCGGGCGCTTACGTGTAGAGAATGGCCCAGCATCCTTTGAATGCACCCCATCGGATATTGAAGTTAACGGTAGAGTGATCAGCAAAACAGCATTTACAGAATGATCGAATACGACTTTATATGGAAATGAGTTGAGGCTACTAGCATGAAAAAATTAATGGCAATCGTAACGTTAGGTTTAGTGTTTTTGGCAACACAGCCCTCATATGCACGCAATTATCCATGCTCAGGGAAAAAAGGTGGCGTCTCACACTGTACATCTGATGGCAAGTTTGTTTGCAATGACGGCACTATCAGTAAATCAAAACGAATTTGCTCTAAAAACTGATTATGGCTGTTTCAAAGTTAGCTAATGGTAAGTGGCAGGCTCAGGTCTTCCCTAACGGTAGGGATGGGCGGCGCATCCGTCGCCAATTCGCCACCAAGGGGGAAGCCATGGCTTTTGAGCGCCACATTAAGGATCAAGCGCAGGACAAGCCCTGGTTAGGAGAAAAAGCAGATAAGCGTCGAGTAATCGAGCTGGTTGAATTATGGTTCAACACTCATGGCATTACGTTGGCTGATGGTGAGAAGCGGCGAACCACAATGGCATTCGCCTGCGAGTCGATGGGAAACCCACTCGCAACCGAGTTTAACGCAAAGATTTTTGCATCTTATCGCGAGCAGCGATTAAGTGGAAAGATAACCCGCTCCACTCGAGTGAAGACGGTTACGCCTCGCACAGTAAATTTAGAACTGGCATATTTCAGGGCGATGTTTAATGAACTGCGCCGGTTGGACGAATGGACCGCTCCAAATCCGTTAGAGAATATGCGCGAGTTTAAAATCAGTGAGTCGGAGATGGCGTATCTTACCAATGAGGAAATTAGAACCCTTCTCGCCGAATGTGAGAAAAGCCGCTCCAAAGACCTAACTACCATTGTGAAAATCTGCTTGGCAACTGGCGCACGATGGAGTGAGGCAGAAGGTTTAAAAGGAAACCAAATCCGCGCCGGCCAAATCATCTACGTAAAAACCAAAGGCAAGAAAAATCGCGCGGTTCCGATAACTGAAAAATTACAGGTTGAGCTACCATCAAGCAGGAAGGCACAGTTGCTTTTTAAACCATGCTATTCAGCTTTTAGAAAAGCTATGCAACGTGCTGGTATTGAGACACCAGCTGGACAGCTTACGCATATTTTGCGTCATACCTTCGCGTCTCATTTCATGATGAACGGCGGCAACATACTAGTGCTTCAACGTATACTTGGTCACACAGACATTAAAGTGACAATGCGGTATGCCCACTTTGCACCAGATCATTTATCAGAAGCTATGTTGCTTAACCCTCTTGATAGGCTGGGTTAATAATGGAAACAAGACCTTTTAATATTTTCATACATAATTTCCGACTCAATAACTTCGAGTAAAAAATTACAAACTTATACTGAGGTAAAAATGAAGTATAGAGAAAGTCAAACTGACTTAAGTTTAAGGAAATGGTTTTCAAATTCACTAGAGCACGCGCTTTTAAGAAAAGTAGCTCTTGAGCACGGAAGGTTACGCTCCTTATCTTCATTTGAAATTAAAATAGATTATCCATTGCTAGCGATAGCGGGAAGAAATGGCTCTGGAAAATCGACTTTATTAGCTATGATTGCTTGTGCTTATCACAGTGTTGAAGATAAGCATATTATGTCTGGAAAAAGAAAGCCTTACTATACTTTTGCAGATTTCTTCATTCAGCATTCCGACGAAGTGCCTCAAGAAGGAATAGCAATAGGATATCATATTGCCCACAACAACTGGACACCCTCTAAGACACTACCCACAGGAAAAGGGATTGGCAGGCAAATACGTTTTAAAAAGAAAGGAGGCAAATGGAATAATTACGACAAGAGAGTCAAACGTCAAGTTATCTTCTTGGGAATTGAACGAATAGTTCCACACAGTGAAAAAAGTCAATCCAAGAGTTATGCTAAGTTATTTATATTTAATGGCTATGAGTTAGGGTGTGAAAATGAAATAAGAGAAAACGTAGGTTATATACTTAACAAAAAATATGATGATTTTAAATTTGTTTCACACTCAAGATATAGGTTACCAATTGTCACACATGAAGGTAAAACAATATCTGGATTCAACATGGGAGCGGGAGAGAATGCGCTCTTCGAAATATTCTCGATATTATATTCCGCAGAACCTGGAGCATTAATCATTGTTGATGAGATCGAGTTGGGCCTTCATGCGGAAGCACAGGTTAAGCTTATTGAAAGGTTAAAGTCGGCCTCTCATAAAAGAAAACTACAAATTATATTCACCACTCACTCAGATATAATTTTTGGATGTATTCCAGACGATGCCAGAGTATATATTGAAAATGTTAACTCTAAAACCATAATTAATACTGAAATATCTCCTGAATATGCCTTTGGAAAATTAAGCTCTGAAAACTCTCAAGAACTCGATGTATTGGTTGAGGATGTAGTTGCAGCAAAGCTTTTATCAAGTGTTCTTCCTAGTAATATCCGCTCAAGATTGCAAATTGAAGTAATTGGTTCAGCTAGCTCATTGTCACGTCAAATGGCTGCTATTTTTCAAAGGGGAAAGAAAAATAAGGTAATAACGATTTTTGATGGTGACCAAAAAAGATTGTATAAAGACAACCTAAAATGTGCACATTCTATGCTAGAAAAGAACCACGAAGAGTTCACGCAGTGGTTCTCAGAGAATATAAACTACATGCCCGGCGATGAGTGGCCTGAAAAATGGATTATAAGTAAAAATTTAGAATATGTAGATAATCTTTCAATACTAGTAAATGGGGAACCTGACGTTACTACAGCTGCACTAAATCGCGGTACAGGCTCAGAAAAACATAAAGAATTTTACGAAGCTGCGCTATTACTTGGTGTTAATGAATCTGAAATGCTGGATAGATGTTGCATAAATCTAGCGATGATGTGTCCCGACAATGTAAGTTATCTTGTCGATTTCATAAAAAATAAATTATCTGAATAAGCATGAATTTTTGGATTTGAAATTTGTCTCCGAGTACGTCCCATAAATTGGCAGCAAAGTGGCAGCAGAGCGCAACTCTATTTGCCACTTTTCATCACTATTCAGCTTAGAAAAAACCTTAAAATCAGTAAGTTATTGATTTTATTTACTTCAAATTGGGACTCATAATCGCTTGGTCGTTGGTTCAAACCCAACAGGGGCCACCAGATATCAAGGGCTTACGATTACTCGTAAGCCCTTAGTCTTTTCCAGGATACCTACAGAATACGGCAGGCAAGTACTGCGGAGTACAAACGCGCCTGTAAAGCTGATGCTCAAATTGAGCAGAACTGCCTATACCAGAGCCCGCAGCTCCTCGCGCATGTATGAAGAAAAGTACTCAGGATTCTTAATAACTATACGCTCGCCGGACTCAATTCGTTCCGCCCATCCCGCTAACGTTTTAGTAAATTCGGGATCCCAGCCCTCTTGAGTGCCCCGGGCATATACATCAGCCGCGCTGGCCGGCGCGCCTAACTCATTAAGATACTTGAAAATGCCTTTAGCCGTACTTTCATCCATGGTGTGCGGTGCTGAAGATGACGTGTTCATGCCATTAATAAAATCCAGTGCTTTATCAATTACTGCTGACATATTCTTATCCTTAAAATATCCACGTTCGGTACAAGGCTATAATATGGACTATATTTTGCTTAAGTATCAAAAGGTTTATCCATTTAATTGTTCAAATGTGAGCTATGCACAAATGGCTGATTTTTTATCTGGCAGCCCCTCTTACATGTGCTCACACCCTCCGGCAAAAAAGATGCTCTGATAGTGATAAGTCCAATCCGTCCAAATCTCAAGAATCTGAGTAATGAATCAAAATGTTTGGCTCTACTTTTCGCCTTTTACTATATCCACTATCCAGGCAACCACGTAAGCCAGCGCCAAAAACCCGACAAAACCAGCCATCTTCATGCCCCAGCCTTCAAGCACAAAAAGGCTACCCAGCGCGGCGATAGAACAAAGGCAGGTTGTGATAGCTTCCAGCAGACTCGCGGACTGAATCCCGATGGATTGGCATAGATTAGCAAGAGCAGATTTCATAGAGTAGCATCCTGGCGGCTTCTAATTAAATATCTTACTTATCAACACTCTAATGCATCATCTTTGTAAATTGATGATCTCTTCCAGACCAGCAATGAGCGCGGGAAAATAGCTTTCATCAAGCCCCAAACAATCACTGATCACTACGCTTTCAGCCGGGTTTTCTGGCCTCAACGTTAACGACATAAGTGCTCCATGGCCAAAAGATGATGGTGTAAATACTAGATTTAGCTGATTTTCGGTGCTTTCAAAAATAACATCGGTATGGGCATCTTCATTTATTAAGTGGGTATGTAACGCGATAAGATTATCTTTCAGTTCGGAAAGTTCACCAACGTTGAAAGAAGCCTGATATTGTACATTCAATTCAGGGAGGTGATATTCGACGTAGGTTTTTATCCAATCATAAGCAGGTGCATTAGGTGTATTCTCTCTTTCAAACGCGGTGATTCTTAATATTTTTTTATCACTTATTATTTCGATCATGCTTCCCCTCAACAACTTGTATAAAAAAAACCACAGTCCAATCCTGCTCCCTAACGACTATCTCAATAGTATATTTATTATATAAGGATTTAGCGGTGCGAATGATTTAACTACCAAATATTTTTATATTGACGTTGTTAAACTTTGATTCACTGTACTAGCAAAATAATCTATGCATTGAAGCATAAACCACTACAAATCCCCCCACACCTCCCACCATCACAGCGCTTCCCACATATAAAACCAGTGGGTGGCGTCCCGACAAACGGTGCGGAACATGGCAGCGGAGACCAGCTGATAGCGGCGGTCCTGAGATTTCGCGGGTGTATAAGCGCACACGTAGCGCCCGCTATTGGCGTCGGGCAGCCCCTCTTTAACCGACATCCAGGGGAGAATCAGCTGCTCCGGCGGAACGCCCGCCGAAATGGTATCGATCACTTCATGCGCCAGCGCACGGGCATCGCGGCTATAGGGGCCAACGGCAACCTTTTCACAGTGTCTGAGTAAATGTTCCATTAATTATCGTTTCCTTTTTTGAGTCTCTATTTTCCCTTAATTATTGCAAAGATATCATTGGAAATAACTATTATTTAATAGGGTTTAATGGTACTTATTTACTTAAAAATAAATTTTTAATACGAAACTATAATGACTCGTATTTATATCTCATTGATATAAAAAAGCCATTATCCGCTATCTCCGTATCTGTATAGTTGGATAATGGCTAATTCAGGCAATAACGCACTATGCGCAATTGGCCGTGAACTCTACCGGCAAGTCGCCATAAAACCAGCCATCGTCCTGTTGGGTGAGATCGACGCGGATGGTCTTCTTCTCGCCAAACAGAAACTGCTTCACCAGTACCTTACGGGTAAAGACGCCGCCGACGTTAATACGCACGCCGTGATGTTCCACCTTCTTAACCCTGATGGTTCTGGTGGAATAATCTATTTGAATATCAACATGTTCTCCGTGACGAGCAATAAAAGCCGCGATCCTGACATGCCCCCCATTTTTGGAGAAAGAGATAAACGGCTGACTCTTTCTACCGCGCCTTCCCTTTTCTATATTAACGAAATTGTTTACGTCAGAGCGCACTGCACCATTGAACACAAAGAAGCCTCCCTTCTCAGCAAAATCGTATCCCTTAAAACGAAAAAACAATGGTTTATTTCACTAGCAGGATGAATTTATGACAGAATAATTAACTGCATTCTAGATATAACCACAAATAAAAGCAAACCTACAAACGGTCATTGTAGAGCAACTATCTCCCCATTCTCATCGCGGTAAGAGAAACACGACGGGCTAGATTCCGCACGGCAACTGGCTTCGGCAAACATGATTCGTCGCCCAGCAGGCAAGCGTAATAAAGAGTAAAGTAATCCCAGGATCTGTTAGACGGCCTCTGCGCCACTGAAATGACGTTCGCGCCCAGTCACAGGAGGTTAAAATTTCTCCGGCAGTTCGTGCGCAATATCGATCAGTTCACCGTTCTCCATTTTGATATATCCCCCTTCTTTAAGCTCAGCAAGAATTTTGAAAAGGTAGCTGCGCGACATTTTGGTTCTTTTCAGAATAAAGCTAGCCAGGCTTCTATCATGTAATACTCCCGCATCCTGCTGTTTTTTGTAACGGTAAATCATTGATTTAATCGTATCGTAGCGTGAAGGTAAATTCTTTTCGTGGTGTGCATCAATAATCAGCGATAGCTGAAATGCCATAATTTCCATCAGATAAGCAAACCGATCGCGTTGAATAAAATAGTGTTCAAACGCTTCTTTACTGCAGGTCACTATTTTGACATTTTTCTTCGCCGTATATTTTAGCGATAGCGCCGGGCCATAGCTTTCAATAATGCCAAAGATCATACCGCGGATCCCTTTACCGATCTGCAGCATGTCCAGCGTTTTACTCCGCGCGCCGCGTTTACTCGCGGAACCAAAGCCCGCGTTGTATTCCACTTCTATCGCAATAATGCCTTCAACAACAATAATCACTTCGCCGGGTTCTATTTTAAACACACCGTTATCTTTGATGATTCGTGGCTGATTTGCCGAGATCAGCGGTTGAATCAACTCAAGATCGCTGGCGACAACATGGTTATATTGATCAATAACATCGGAATAAGTCGTTTTCATGTTGCCTCATTAATACCTATTTATTTAAATATGCATAAAAATAATCTGGCAAAGTTAACCCTGTCAATTAAAGATAGCATTTTTAGTTCATCCTGCCATTTATTTCAGTCCGTTTAGAGACTCCACTCTCGTATCGACCGATACGTCTAAATAAAATGCCAACACCGACGAGAACCGTTTAACGTTTTCTTGCCCACTGAAGCGTCTAATTTATTTTTAATAAAAAACACCCTTGCTAATTTAAAAATAAATTAGACGCTTCGTTAACAACCTATTTTTCCAGATCATTTAAAAACCCGGAAAAATAAAAGGATAGCGAGCTATGTTTAAAAACATTCCCTTTAAGAGAACAATGTTGGCCAGTATGCTGACATTAGCTTCCGGCGCGGTGACCGTTGCTCACGCAGCCGACGCCGCAGCGCCGAAGCAGGATGCTAAAAAGCCTAACATCGTAGTTATCTTTGGCGATGATATCGGCTACCTGAACCTCAGCACCTACAATCAGGGTCTGATGGGCTACCAGACGCCAAATATCGACAGCATCGCCGCGCAGGGCGCGAAGTTTACCTCCTACTACGCCGAGCAGAGCTCCACCGCCGGCCGTTCCGCATTCATTACCGGCCAGATGCCATTCCGTACCGGGATGAGTAAAGTCGGTATGCCGGGGGCGCCGCAGGGTCTGCAGAAAGAAGATCCGACCATCGCCAACGTCCTCAAGCAGTTGGGTTACGCCACCGGCCAGTTTGGTAAAAACCACCTGGGCGATCGTGATGAATTCCTGCCGACCGCGCACGGTTTCGATGAATTCCTTGGCAACCTGTATCACCTGAATGCTGAAGAAGAGCCGGAAAACCCGGATTACCCGAAAGATCCGAACTTCCGTAAACAGTTTGGCCCGCGCGGGGTAATTAAGAGTACCGCTGACGGCAAGATCGAAGATACCGGTCCGCTGACCGTGAAGCGTATGGGCACCGTGGATGAAGAGACACTGGCCGCCAACAACGACTTTATGGCGCGCCAGGTGAAAGCCGGTAAACCATTCTTTACCTGGTTCAACACCACCCGTATGCACAATAAAACCCACCTCAAAGACGACAGCGTTGGCGTCACCGGGCTGGGAACATATGCCGATGGCATGGTTGAGCACGATAAAATCGTCGGCCAGGTGCTGCAGAAAATTAAAGATCTCGGCATCGAAGATAACACCATCGTTATCTACACCACCGACAACGGCCCGATGACCGCCACCTGGCCGGACGCAGGCGAAACTCCGTTCCGCGGTGAGAAAAACACCGGCTGGGAGGGCGGCTTCCGCGTTCCGGCGATGATCAAATGGCCAGGCCACATCAAACCGGGCACCGTGGTGAGCGACATGTTCGCCAGCTACGACTGGTTCCCGACGCTGGTTGCCGCTGCCGGCGACAGCAACATCAAGCAAGAGATGCTGAAAGGTTATAAAACGCCGTCCATCACCTACAAGGTTCACCTTGATGGCTATAACCAGCTCGACTTCCTGCAGGGCAAAGGGAAAGACCAGCGTAACGAATTCTTCTACTGGAGCGATGACGGCGATCTGCTGGCAATGCGTCAGGGCCGCTGGAAGATCCACTTTATGATCCAGGAACACACCGGTCTCGATCTGTGGCGCTATCCGTTCACCAAACTGCGTGCGCCGATGATCTTTGACCTTGCCGTCGATCCCCTGGAGAAAGGCGACCAGGGGATGGGCTACCAATCCTGGTTCTACGATCGCATGTTCCTGATGGGCGGCGCGCAGAAGTCGGCAAAAGAAATGCTGGCGACGTTTAAAGAATTCCCACCGCGTCAGAAACCGGGCTCCTTCACCGTCTCCGATGTCAGCGCGATGCTTGACCAGGGCGCGCGCAAATAA